ATAATGTTATGGAATGCTGTATTAACTTTAGCAGTAGGTGCATTTCTATGGTGGATACGTGGTACTAATAGTGATATAAATAAACTACGTGAAGATTTAAAAGAACATGCATTGTCTGATGCAAAGACTAGAGAGTTTATGGCTACAAACTATGCTACAAAAAAAGAAGTATATAGTGAAGTTAATAAAATACTAGATAGGTTTGATAGACTAGAAGAAAAACTAGATCGTTGGATGGAGAAACAGTAATGACAGAAAGATTATCTGATTTATATCCTCAAGCAGCTAAAATAATTCGTAAATATGAATCAGTAAATCAATCAGGACAACCACATATTATACCTTACTATGATAAGTTAGGTAAAAAATGGACTGTAGGTTTTGGTAGAACATTAGGTGATAAACAAACAGAAGGTTTAACTGATGACCAGATTAAAGAAAAATATGCTATGCCTATAGAAGAAGCAGAAATTGATATAGATAATCAAATACAAACTTCATTGCAAGGTGTGAAATATTTAGAATCTCAACTTCCAGAAGGAATGGTATTTAATAAAGGAGAAGTTGAAGCACTTATTCCTTTAATACAAAATGTAGGATTAACAAAGATAATAGATCAAGGTGTTAATGCTATGGAAGCTTTACGTAAAGGAGATAAAAAAGAATTTAGAAAACAACTCTATGATCCTGATGAAGGTTTTGTTTCTGCAGGTGGAAAAAAACAAAAAGGTTTACAAGCTAGAAGATTAGAAGAAGGAAGCATTGCAAAAATTTATGAAGGTGGAGAGTTTGCTAAAAAACATGGTGGTAGAGTAATGAATGATCCTAATAAAAATTATAATGCACAAAGGTTTATATAATGTCACCAGTATCTATTACTAAAGAAGCTAATGAATACTTATCAAATACTATAGATGAACATAAAGCATTAGGTGTACAGTTATCTATTGAAGGTGGTGGTTGTGCAGGTTTTAATTATAAATGGGAATTTGTTAATTCAGAAGTTGAAGATGTTAATTCAGATGAGATTATTAAATTAGATAAAGGTTTATTATACATACATCCTACTGCTATTATGTATGTATTAGGTACAATTATAGATTTTACTAAAGATGTAGCAGGAAGTTATTTAAAAATTAATAATCCTAATGCTACCTCACAATGTGGATGTGGAGAAAGTTTTGCTTATGGTTAAATATTTTTTATTTATATTGGCATTTTTATTTTCATTACAAAGTTTTGCACAAACGAATACAGTAACATCTACTACCTCTACTGTTAGTGGAACAACAAGTGTTGATAGAGCTCCATCAACTGCAAGTGCTCCATCTATTATGAACAGTAATCAAGATGTCTGTAGCTTTGCTGCATCTGCTGCTATTCAATCACAGATACTAGGTATAGCAGGTGGTACATCTATAAGAGATTTAAATTGTGAAAGATTAAAATTAAGTCGTGCTTTATATAGAATGGGTATGAAAGTAGGTGCAGTTGCCATGCTATGTCAAGACGAAAGAGTCTTTCAAGCAATGGAAATGGCAGGTACACCTTGTCCATACATGGGCAAAATTGGAATTGAAGCTGCACAAGAATGGTTAGATAATCCTGAAAAAAGACCTGATTATGAGAAGTGGTTAAAAGAGAATGCTGTTAAAGATGAAGAAATTATTAATGACGAAGGTGCTCTTGGTATCTTCTCTGTTCTTCTTATACTGTTATTCCTCTAATGCTCAAATGTTACCAGAGGGTGATACAGTCACTCAAGAAATAGAGACTGAACATCTAGGTGAAGGACATATAGATACAATAACAGAGACTACTACAACTGTTGAACATAAAACAACAGGTGATATACTACACAAAGATACAGGTATCGTAGCGAATCGCTATGAGGGTGATATGGATCTGGATTGGGGTGGGCTAGGTCCTGCAAGTATGCCAAATTGTAATGCGTACTTTGGTACAGGTACATGTGGTAAAGGCACATCAAGTTCACACACAACCTTTGATCAGTACGTAGATATATCACAATTTCATATATCAGATGGTGGTGCATTAGAATGGGAACTACAAATGCATCATTCACAAGCAAATACCACAGGATATTTTCAAACAAAAGGATATAATAATAATGTTCTGCAATGGGATACAGGACAAATTACATTACAAAATAATCAAACACCTACAACATACACAGGAACGTATGATTTTGCAGGAGATTTAGATAAGGTATTTATAAGAATAGGTGGAGCAAAGAATTATTTTTTTGATAATGTAGAATACACAGTTAATTACAATCACATAACAACATCAGTAGAAACATGGATAGAAATTGTTCAACCAGCATTAATGGAAGATCAAATAACAGTAGAATTAATAGAGCAATATGACATTGCTACACCAGAAGAACAATATCAAATGGATGAGATGATGGAAGAGTTTGATATGGTTATGACCTTTGATATGCCTACTATGGAACAACCTATGGAAGAGATGATGGTAGATATGCCAATAGAAATTGGTACTATGATGGAAGAATATAATGAAGGTACTATATCATATGAAGAAGTTATAACAGAAGTTCAGGAAATGGTAGAGGAAATACAAGATATAGGAATGGATGTTGAATCATCTATGCCTACAGTAGAAGAGGTTAAAGAAGTTGCTATTGAACAACCAGTAGAAGAACCAGTAGAAGTAGAAACTGTTGAAGTTATTGAGGAGATTAAAGAAGAACCTGTTGAAGTTGTAGAAGAAACTAACGAAGAACCTACAAAGGAGGTCGCTGATGTTTCTGAAGACAATAACATGGAAGAGATTAAAGAAGAAGCTAAAGAAGAGACTGAACCACAAGAGAAGGAAGTTGCGAG